TAAATTAAGTATCATCAAACATAGTAAGCGTGATGTAATCAATATGAAAATGTGTTTAAGAATTAAGTTACTATATCATCCAATTTTGATTGGTAGGTTAATTGAAACTGGTAATAAACAAATTATCGAAGATGTGACTGCTAGAGGTGATATTGGTGGTAATTTATTTTGGGGTGCTATGTTGGTTGATGGTGTATGGAAAGGTGAGAACACACTAGGTAAACTTTGGATGGAATTAAGAGACGAATATAAAATAACATTAAAATTATGAATTTTAAAGCAAGAAGATTAGTAAAACCAGGTGACCTTAATCCAAGAGGTACATTATTTGGTGGGCAGTTATTAGCTTGGATTGATGAAGAAGCTGCAATATTTTGTAAATATGAATTAGGTACAAAATCAGTAGTGACAAAATTAATGTCGGAAATCAATTTTATGTCACCAGCATATGTAGGTGATGTGGTAACAATTGGGATTGAACTAGTAAGTGTAGGTACAACATCAATTATATTAAAGTGTAGTGCTATGAATCAAGATACCGATAAAGAAATATTAAATATCGATAAATTTGTATTTGTTAGTGTTGATAGAAATGGTGTACCAAAACCACATGGAATAGGAAACCCTAAAACAGAGTAAGATGTTAAAGAAAATTCTTGATAAATTGGTTGAACTTGGTTTACCATTAAGAAAAATACATACTTTATTACAAAAAGAGGGTGATAAAGAAAAGATATTAAGAGAATGTTTATGTAATCAAATAATATCACAAAATAATTGTCAACTAGGAGAACTAGTTAGACAAACAAAGTTAAACTTTTAAATATGAAAAAAAATACAAACAGACAATTAGATTTGAGTGCTAAATTCATTCAAATGGGTCAAGCATTAATGGATGAGGGTAGAGAAACTGATAATCAAACAGTAACTTTAGTAGGTACTAATCTAATCTTTTTAGGTGGTATCGTTTTATCAGATACTGATATAAAAAAGTTTAGTGAATTGGTTTCAATGTTTTCAGCTAAAAAACTATTAGATGCTATGGGTTCATTTGATGGGTCTGATTATAAAAGATTAAGAGAAAAAGGTGAAAGTGAAACCTACGATGAAATTGTTGCTCGTTTAAAAAAATTAAAAGACGACAGTGAAGGTAAAGACGATAAAGAAGATAATAACGAAAAATAAAAAAAAATGTTAGCGATACAAAGATATATAATAGAACACGGATTAGAAAAAACAGTAAAAAAATTTAGTTTAAAAACTCGTGAATATGATAATAAAATTCTTTTGAAATATGACCAATTGGTATCACCAACAATAATGGCTTTCGAGGAAGTGCAAGATTGTCGTGGTTTAATACTTGAAAAAGGAACATGGAAAGTTATGTCGTTAGCGTTTAGAAAATTTTTTAATTCTAATGAAGGTAACGCACATAAAATTGATTGGAATACGGCTAGTGTTCTTGAAAAATTGGATGGTACTCTTATTCAATTGTATTACGATAACCATAAAAAGAAATGGTTTGCTGGAACAACTGGTACTGCTGAAGGTGAAGGTGAAGTAAATAATAAAAATGGGACTACGTTTAATGATTTATTTTTCGAAACATTATATAAAATTGCACCTGAATTTAACATAGATGCGTTACCAACAACATATACTCATACATTTGAGTTAACAACACCTTATAATATAGTGGTTAAACCTCACGGTGAATCATCTATAACATTATTAAGTGTTAGAAATCTTGAAACACTTGAAGAAGCACCATATAAAGATTTAGTTATTATAGGTAAAATATTAGGTATTCCAGTTGTTAAAAAATTTGACCTTAATGCTAAGAACACTGGTGCTTTAATTAAGACATTTGAAAATATGCCTTGGTCAGAAGAAGGGTATGTGGTAGTAGATGCTAACTTCAACAGAAATAAGATTAAAAACCCAGCATATCTTGCAGTACATCATTTAAAAGGTAAAACAGCCGAACATAACATATTAACAATTGTTAAATCAAATGAAATTGAAGAATTTGCCTCAACTTTCCCTGAAAGAAAAGACGAATTATATAAATTGAAAGATAATTATGATACTTTGATTGAAAAATTAAAATATGTTTGGGGTGAATTACAATTACATAAGCCAAAAAATATACAACCATCTGAAAAAAAGAAATTTGCAGCAGCTGTATTTGGAGTATGTGAATCATACGATGTAAAACCATTCACTGGATTGTATTTTGGTTTGAATGATGGTAAAGTTTCAAGTATTGAAGAATTTATAATGAACTACGATGATAAATTATTATATAAAATGTTATGACTGATGAATAATAAAGAAAAATTAAGAAGATTAAAGGTGTTAATGGGTAATCATTATATAATGGTTAGGTGTTTTCAGAGTTGGAAAACAATTGATATTAAAAGTGGTAATGAAAGGAGTGAAATATTTAAATTGGCATCTGAATTAAATATCCCTGATAATGAATTATTATGTATGTGGGTTAAATTATATGATGCAAGACGAAAACTCAAAGACCTACAAAGGGTAATGCCAAAACGAGAACGTAAGGATAATAAACATATTCACGTAGGTAGTAATGGTGGAAATAAAAACAAGGTTAGATATCCAAGTAAAAAACGTTCAAGAGCAACTTGGAAAAGATTCTATCTATTGTTTCCTAGATTAGCAGAAGAAGATAACTGGGATGGTAAAACATCCGATAAAATGAAATAATATGATGTACACAGAAAAAATATACAAAGAAGCAAGAATGGTAGCTGTTAAAGCTCATTCAAATCAAGATTACGATGGTGTTTTCCCATACGAAAAACATACTGATGATGTAGTCGATATTTTGAAACGATTTGGTTATTCAGGAAAATTCATCGTTGGTGGATATCTACACGATGTTATGGAAGACAATGGACTTAGTTATGGGAAGATAAAAAGACATTTTGGTAAAGAAGTAGCTGAAATGGTTTATTGTGTCACAGACGAGCTTGGAAGAGACCGAGAGGAAAAGAAAAGAAAAACTTTACCTAAAACAGCTAGTAATCCTGATGCTATTATTTTAAAGTTAGCTGATAGAATTGCAAATGTTGAACACGGTGGTAAAAATGAAATGTATAGAGAAGAACATGCTCAATTTAGACAAGCATTATACGATTTTACTCCATCCGATGCTCTAAAAATGTGGAGTCATTTAGATAAAATTTTAGGAACAGTCACAGCTTAAGTTAGTTATGAACGAGGAAGAAGAAAAACAAGAGAGGAAAGATAATTTTTGGATGCTTTTATTTGAGTTTTTAATTATGCTTTTAGAAGCTTTTTAAAAAAACTTTAAAATTTATTTGGTAATTCAAAAAATAGTTTTATATTTGCAGAGTAATAATTAAAACACAGAAAAAATGACTATAAAAACAATCCTTGACGAAATTGCTGGTATTAGTGGTAAAAATGATAAAATCAAAGCTTTATCAAAATACAAAGACAATGAATTACTTAAAAGAGTAATTTATATGGCGCATTCTCCTAGAGTAAAATTCTATATCAAACAGATTCCAGAGTATGTTAACATTACAACTGATAATGTTCCTTCACTAGAAGATGCATTAGATGCTATGGGAGCAATTGAAACTAGACATTATACTGGAAATGAAGCTATTGAAGTGTTAAAAGGCTTCCTTGAAATCCTTGCACCTGATGATGCTTATGTTTTGGAGCGTGTAATTGATAAAAACCTTAAAATTGGTATGGATTCGGGTATTAACAAGGTAATTCCAAAACTTATCGAAGAAACTCCATATCAAGGTGCTAAATCATTCTCCGAAAAAGGTGCTTTGAAATTGTTTGAAAAAACACAAAGAAAAGGTACAGATGGTTTATACTATAAAATTATTTCACAAGTAAAAGCAGATGGTACATACCGTAATGCAATTATCAGAAGTGGTGAAGTAGAATTAATATCAAGACAAGGTGAAGTATCAACTTTAACTGGTGCTAATTTTCTTGATGAATTATCTACATTGGATAATTGTGTCCTTAATGGTGAATTGACTGTTGATGGAGTAAAAAGAACTATTGCCAATGGAATGGTAAACTCAATCATGGATATTGCTGAAAAAGTTGCTGAAAGAGGACCAATAGAAACAGCTAAAAAAATTGTTGCTTTTGAAAAGAAACACGGAAGTTTTGATGAAGCATTAAGTAAATTAAGATTTACGGTTTGGGATATGATTACAGTT